CTCCCTTCAATTGCTGACAACAATGAGGAAGCATACATTGCTGTTAACTGCAAATTACACTTTAAAGGCGAGCGATCTAGGTAAGCTAGTTGTAGCAAACCCAGGCTGCGGAACAATCACAATAAATGATCAGTATGGAGAAGGTTGGCATTGTAAAATATTAAATAAAACCAATGCATCTTTAAAGATTGACAGCGGCGGAGCCACTGGGAGCGGATCTAGATTTGGAGACAGGGGTTTAAGTCAAAGTAATACATTTTTTAATATTCTTAATTCCTATGTGGTTACATTGTGGGGTAATGGCCACAATAACGGCAGGAACTTGCACCCAGAAATCGCTACATCTAACTACGGTGCTTAATAAATTGGCATAGTTCTTTCTACTTATATACTGGAAGTACTCAAAACGGGGCTTCTTGAGTGCCAAAAGGGCTCATAACATTATAAAGTAAAGGAAAGATATGACAAAATCGCTCAGTAGCAAAACGTTACTCCCTACGAGGAGAAATGAATTTTTAACTTCATTTGACTCAATGTTTGATGAAATGGTGGGAAAAGCATTCCCAGATTTCTCTCAAGAGTTTGGGGTTAACTTTTTCGGCAACAACAGTTATCCAAAAGTGGATATTATAGATTCCGAAAAAAACCTAATCTTGGAAGCCGAAATACCAGGACTATCTAAGGAAGAAGTCAATGTAGATTTCGAAGAAGGTGTTCTTACCATCGCTGGATCCAAGAGAGAAGACTCTAGACCAGAAGACCATAAATATGTAAGAAAAGAACTTAAAAGGTCAAGTTTTTCTAGATCATTTAAACTGGCAGACTCTTTTGACTTTCAAAAAATAAAAGCAAAGTTCGAAAACGGGTTATTGTTAATAACCGTACCTAAGAAAAAACCAGAAAAGTCTAAAAAGGTTAAAATATTGTAATCAAGATACTTAATTTTGGTGACCCCCTAGAAATAGGGGGTTTTTTTGTGTGTACTAATAAATATCATGAAAAAAAGTTTAGAAAAGTATAAAGAGGAGAGTCCAGAAATACCTGGGCATACTTGCCCCTACATTGATTTCATACAAGAAATATTAAAAGAAGTTAAAGACGAGGCGGATAGTGAGTTTGTTACAAAAAAAATCGACCTACTTGATTCAACATTAGAATATGTGAGGGATTCTAATGACAGCTTAAGGAGAAATTCTGGATATTGGTACAATAAGTTTGTATCAATCTATAATAAGAAATAAAGACTCTCCTGTCTTTACGGTTTTATGAAGAGGTGGCTAGAGATAGTTGTGCTTGTATTTTATGCATGCTCAATAGTAACCCTATATTTATGTGCAACTTTAGGTATAGTTCATTTGATGTTATTTGTGAATAAATTATTTGAATAAATAGCTACCCGATTATATTATGTATTATGCATAAAATATTTATTACATCTATCGTCTCTATCTTTTTGGTTTTTAATTTATATTCTCAGGAAAAGCAAAAGGTAGCAGAGTACCTGCAGAGTATATCTGTGACAATTAAATCAAAAGCCAGCGATAGTCAGTCAGAGGGTTCTGGTGTTTTAATTACTAGAAAGATTTCTGGCCAAGATGTTACTTTTGTATGGACATGTGCTCATGTAGTGGATAACTTAAGGAGCGTTAGGACCGTTGTTAACGAGAGCGGGAACCCTATAAAATTAGTGGAATTTGGTGATGTGCAAATTGTAAAAGAACTTGTAGAGGAGGGCAGGAGAGTTGGGGAGATTAAAATGGATGCACAAGTAATAAAATATAGTAACTATAATTATGGACATGATCTAGCTTTACTAATGGTAAGAGCCAAGGACTATGGTAAAGAAAGTGCAAAATTCTATTTAAATAAAGAATCCCCAATTGTTCCTATTGGTACAAGGCTTTTTCATGTAGGCTCATTATTAGGCCAAATGGGCGCTAACAGTATGACTACTGGTATTGTGTCTCAGATCGGAAGAGTGGAAGATAAATTTGAATTTGACCAAACAACAGTTACCGCCTTTCCTGGATCTTCTGGGGGAGGAGTCTACTTAGAGAATGGAACATATGTAGGTATGATCGCTAGAGGAGCAGGAGAGGGTTTCAACCTAATGATACCAATCAGAAGGATGACTTCATGGGCTAAGGATAATAATGTCTTATGGGCATTAGACCCAAAACAAAAAACTCCAACAATAAAAGAGATAAAAGAATTACCAATAGAATCTTCTGGAATAAAAGAATCAGGAAGTTCAAAAAAAAGTAACAGAAAAACAGTTTTTTTGATTAAAACAACAAGCCTTACGGATTAGAGTAAATTTTTAATAACTCTAAACCCTAGGGATATCCTTGGTTTGTGCGCAAACACTGAATGCCACAATAGATTTTCTTTATTGATATCAAATTCCCTAAGAGTCCATCCTTTGCCGTCCATGTCCTTAATGATCTTGTTGCCGCTTTTGTATGAGAAGTAAGAGCCGCCTTCATGCTCTGTATACGAAAGGTAGACCCTGAGGCCAGGAGCCTTGTTATTTGTATGCCAAGACATATATCCATTTTCAGGATAGAAAAAGTGACCACTGAGTAATACTGAGCTCTTGGGGTATTCCCTAGCTAGGGTATTATAAAAAAAACTCTTTTGCTTTTCTGTGAAGGATATGTGCTTCAGTTCGCTGACTTCGCATATATCTAGAGGGGGACTGCCTAATAAATTATTAAGATACCTTTCGGAGGTATATTGTAGTCCTTTTTGTCCCTTGATTGGGGGTGGGGGCTTTTTGTAGATCTCTTCTAGGAAATTTAAGCCTGATATAAATTCTTCGTTTAAGGGCGGCTTTCTGATCATTGCAGAATCGGAGGAAATATATGCATTAAGTCATATATCGTTTCAATTGAGTCCCAGTCAATCAAATTAGGTAAGTCTCGCAGGCTTTCTTTGGTCGTTTCTATTTCTTTGATTTTGTCGAAATCTAATTTACCCAAAGCTTTGACTTGCTCTAAGTCTAGGTCTTGCAATTTTATTTCTCTAAGTTCCTTCATCCAGTCAAGATATCCTTTTTTGGCTTTTTCCATGTTAATGATTATTCTGCCTTTTTCCATTTCATATGCTGCGTAAAAGTGTCCATGAGGATCATCGTCTACAAGAGGAACATCTGGCACTCTTTCAAAATACTCTTTTCCCTCCAATGAATCCACAAAGCCTTGATCGGATACATCACCGCAAACCACGCAGAACTCTCCGTCTCCTTTTGATACTATATAAGATTTTATATTCATATTATTTTCCAAAAAAGCTTACATATAGAATTTCGGGTACATACTGCTTGGGCGTAAGATCTTTTGGGGGAGCATATACTTCCGTAAGGCCCGCGTCTTTTCTGTCGTCATTCTTACTAGCATTAACCATCTTTTTCGCGAAACTAGGTTTGTACTGAGTGATCTCTACTGTGGCGTTATAAGATGTAGTTACCTTGGCTCCTTGAATTTTCGGCAAAGTATCTGGCTCACTGTTTCTTTGAAAGGTGATTTTACCAACTGATAAAAAGCCACCCTCCCTTGTTGCAGGATTACTGCCATGACTGGATGATGCGATTGCTGCGACCATTTTTTCTTTGTATAGCCCGTTAGTCGTTGTTATTTGGTATGTGCCTACACCAGAAGCTCCTCCTGGAGTTATTGATAAGTGGCAATTTATAAAACAGCTCTGTGAGGCATCTATGCCTCCTTTACTAGATAAAACTATACTACAGTAGGCTCCCATGCCTAAGCCTTGTTTTAAATGGTACAGTGAGATTCCATAGCTTGCGTTGTAGTTTCTACTAGCATCACTAAAGTCGGGTATTCTGTTTCCAGCTTGTTTTGTCGCTAGAAACTTTCTACCTTCATCGTCTTCACACCTGGAAACTACAAACATATCATCAACCTCTGCTTCGGTAAACGGTAGTTGACTGATTTTAGTTCCTTGGTTTAAAGACTCAACATCAAATTCGGAAATTTTCCCTACGATTTTAATGTGCCTAAGTAATGGAAGTTCTCCACTGACCTCATATGAGTAATCGAATGTGCCATT